ATTAATATCATTATTGTAAACAGCTAGTTTCTCTCTCATTATATCACATAAATCAAAACAATTTTTATAGACCTCACCTTCTACCATAGCTTTAGTAACTTCAATTAAGTAATATAAACCGTCTTGTAGTATAATTATATCCATTCTCTCCAATCCTCATCCATAATTTGATTAGCAATATTCATCTTAGATCTTAATGCTTTTACTATCTTTTCATCTATGGTTTTTGGTGCTATAAAGTCTACATATGTTACCGATTTCTCTTGACCTATTCTATGTGCTCTATCTTCTGATTGTAATCTTTTTTCTAGGTCATAGCCATTAGAGTAATAGACAACAGTATTTGCACAAGTAAGTGTAATACCATATCCACCTGTCTGAGGATTACCTATAAAAAATTTAGCTTTAGAGTTTGGATCTTGAAACTTTACAATATTTTCTTGACGTTGTTCTGATGGAACTGCGCCATAGTATTGTACTATAGAATCTTCTCCAAACTTTTTACTAATAGCTTTTACTATGTGTTCTATGTCATGAATATAGTTAGCCCAAATAATAACTTTACCTTCTACTTCTTCAAGTAAATTTAGTAGTTCTGTAAGTCTATTGTTTTTAATATCAGTAACAGTACCATCGTCATTTTTTAAATGACCACAAGTTATCTGGTGCAATCGCATCATTTGTGTAAGTACGTGAGGCGCTGTAGCCATCTTACCTTTTAGTAGAGCGAGGGCCGCTGATTTCATGGTAGAGTAAGCTTTGTTTTGCTCATCTGTAAGATCAACTTCACGTCTGACATATACTTTTTCTGGTAGATCTAAACAATCTTCTTTTAAAACTCTGTAAGAAAAAACTTTTAATTTCTCTGCAAGTTCGTCAAGTCTTTTATAACTACCTATGAGTTGGACTCTACGTCCACCAAAATTTCTATCTATCATGTTGGCATACCTATTTCTAAAAGCATAAAAAGAATCAAAGCCTAAAAGAAAAGAATTTAAAAAACCACATTGAGTAAACAAATCTAAAGGTGATTTAGTTACAGGTGATCCAGTAAGTATTCTTCTGTACTTAGCCTGCTTGCCTAATAGTAAAATTGATTTAGTTCTTTTAGCAGTTGGATTTTTTATTGTAGTAGACTCATCTATTGCAAGCATCGTTTCATGACAACGCATAAATTTAGCTGCAAATTCTAATCCTTTTTTAGTGCTTAAAGCTTCTACATTCATAAGTAAAATGTGAAGGTCATGACCAGTTTCAAATAACGAATCGTATTCTTGTTGTTTTGTTTTTGAAATTGTAGCTGTCCATAATACCATCTTAGGTTGTATGTGACTAGGTAAATGATTTGGAATTTCTTGAGAAAACCAATTTCTATATACACCTTTTGGTGCTATAATAATCGCCCCATTAATTCTACCTTTGTCGTAAAGCATAGCCATGTTATCAACTAACACTTTAGATTTACCAGTTCCCATTTCCATGAAATAACCATACTCTGTTTTATCCCACGACTTTTCTAATGCAGTCAATTGATGTGCATAAGGTTTTGTTTTAAATTTATAATTCATAATAATTCTTCTTTCTAGTTGACAATTATATATTTTACTGTATGACTTCTGTCAAGCAAAAAGAAATTAGAATGAAAAATAAAATATTTGAGTTATATAAACCAGAGTCTTTAAAAGATTTTTTAGAATTTTATAAAGCTAATCCTGAAGAAAAATTTGTTTACGTTGCGCAGCAACCACCAGCAAATATAAATATATTAAGTGCATCTGACTTTGGATATTTAGTTATTTGTTTACCTAACACAGGACCAGACTCACAAGTTATTTATTCCACTTCTCCATTCGTGAGAAAAATGAAAAAGAATTTACAGAATATAAGACAACAAGATTATTTGTTAGCAATAGGAGATCCTATAGTAATTGGGATTTGCAATATTGCTATAAGTGATGTAACCAATGGAAAGTTTAATGTATTAAAATGGGATAGGAGAGAGTATAGATACTACCCGTTAGAATTAGACTTTTATAACTAGAAAGAAGAAAGAATATGAGTAATGAAGTAACCAATATGATGTTAAAAGATTCTAAGGATCTTTTAGATAGTGTAGAGATAACTACAATAGCCGCAGAGTGCGTAAAGTTAAAAGAAAAAGAAGATGAAATAACTGCACTTGAAGAGCAATTAAAAAATAAAAAAGCAGAGGCAGATGACATAGGTTCAAGAGTAATACCAGAACTATTGGCTGAACAAGGACTATCAGAAATTAAATTAGCTGATGGATCTAAAGTTTCTGTACGTAAAGAATTTAGAGCAACTATTCCTAAGGATAATTTAAAAAGGGAAAGTTGTTTACAATGGCTTCGTGACCAAGGACTAGGTGATATTATTAAAAATAATGTGACTGTGTCTTTTGGTAAGGGGGAAGATGACAAGGCTGAGCAATTGCTTAACCTTGCAGCTGACAATGGTTTTGAACCGCAACAGAAATCTGATGTGGCTTGGAATACATTAACGGCTCTATATCAGGAGCGTGTTCAAGCCGGCTTGGACATGCCTTCTGAAAGCTTTAGTCTTTGGATTAAAGATAAAACTAAAATCAGCCGGAAATAACTAATGGAGAATGTGTAATGAGTACTGAAGTAATAAAAAAAGACTCTGGATCTATGGCCTTATTTGGCGATGATGCAGCAAAAGGTTTTGAGAACATGACGCAAGAAGATATGGCGTTACCGTTTGTCAGAATCTTAGGACAACTATCACCACAGGTAACTGAAGGTGATGCAAAACATATAGATGGTGCTAAACCAGGCATGATTTATAATACTGTTACCAGCGATTGTTTTGATGGTAAGGTAGGTATCAAGGTAATTCCTTGTTATTATAAGAAGGACTTTCCAGAATGGTCGGATAGAGGAGATGGCCCAGGAGCACCTGTGGCAGTACACTTACCGAATAGTCCTGTAATCCAAACAGGTAAGAGAGATGGATCTAAAATTAGATTACCTAATGGTAACTACTTAGAAGAAACAGCTTCTTATTATGTTTTGATTCAAAACAAAGCAGGTGGGATGTCACCGGCGTTGATTACTATGAAATCTACGCAGCTTAACGTTAGTAAAAAATGGAATTCTATGATGAAAACCATACAAATTGCTGATGGTAAGGGTGGATTTGCAATCCCTCCCATGCATGGAGTTGTGTATAGCCTAGCATCCGTACTACAAAAGAACGATAAAGGTTCTTGGTATGGTTGGTCTGTAACACAAGACAGAATTATGGGACAAGAGGATAAAACTTTATACCTAACGGCTAAAGATTTTAATACTAGTGTCGCTAAAGGAAACGTGCAAACAAAAGCAGATGTGGAAGAGAAAGCTAAAGATAATACTCCGTATTAAATTTAGTTCCAGGGGGATCGCAAGATCCCCTTTACAAAGAAAGCAGAATGAAATATATGGATAAGTTCAAACAAATTTTTAGCGGATTAACAATAGCATATGGACAATACCAACCCGGTGACAGAGGAGAGAATGGTAGTAAACAAAAAGGCAAAGCCTTTATTGTTCGTAAAAACGTCACCGACGAACTTTGGACCAATCATCTTAACGGAGAAGGACCCGCCCTTGGGATTATCCCTATCACAGAAAATAATGATTGTAGGTGGGGGTGCGTTGATATTGACGAATATGACCTTGATCACACTAGCCTCATTAAAAGTATTCGGAGTCTTAAACTCCCTTTAGTATTGTGCAGATCTAAGTCTGGCGGAGCACACGTCTTTTTATTTACCAAAGAAAATATTCCTGCATCTTTGATGCAATCTAAATTAAAAAAAATATCAAAAGTTTTAGGATACGATGGATCAGAAATCTTTCCTAAACAAACAGAGATACTAGTGGAGCGTGGTGACACTGGAAATTTCTTAAACTTACCTTACCACAATCAAATGAAAGGACTACGTTATGCTATCAACGATATTGGCGCCAGTTGTACACTTGAGGAATTTTATAAGCTCTATGATGTTTACAGTCGCACGAGGAAAGAAGTCGAAGAAATTAAAATCGAAGAAGAAAAAATAACAGAAACATTTCCTGGAGGACCCCCTTGCTTAAATAAATTAGCATCAATTGGTTTTGGTGAGGGTTCCAGAAACAATGCATTATTTAATGTAGCAGTATACTACAAACAATCATCGCCAGATACATGGGAAGATGAGATTGTAAAAGCAAACATGGAACATATGAATCCACCACTTAGTAATAGTGAGGTTCAACAATTAATTAAATCAGTAAACAGAAAAGGTTATGACAAGTATAGATGTAAAGATGCACCTATCAATGCAGTATGTCAATCTGGTTTATGTAGAACAAAAAGATTTGGTGTAGGATTTGGTGAGGAAGAGATGCCAGTACTTGGAAGTCTTACAAAATATACATCAACGCCTCCGCAATGGTTTTTAAATGTAGATAAGACTAGAGTAGAATTAAAAACAGAACAATTATATAGCCCACCTTTGTTTGCATTAGCATGCTTAGACCAAGCTAATTTAATAGTACCAGTACCTAAACCTAAGGATTGGAAACAACATTTTTTAAAACCTATGATGCAAAACTTACAAGAGGTAGAACCTCTTGAGTCTTTAAATCCTACTAATGAAATTACAGGACTATTGCAAGATTGGACAACTAACAGACAGTCAGCAAGAACTATGGACGATGTTCTTAACAAACTTCCTTACACAGAAGAGGGTTTTACTTATTTTAGAATGGAAGATTTTTATTCATTTCTTAAAAAAAATAACTGGGACATGGATAAGGTCAAAACTGGTAACTTAATAAAAAGATTAGAAGATATCTTTGTAGAAGAAACAAGATTAAGAATTAAACAACAACAGCCTAGAGTTGTTAAAATTAAAACTATGAAAAAAATAGAAGCTGCGGTTTCTAAAGTGGAGTATCAACAAGATGACTTTTAAAATAGGAATTAATTGGCATCTTAGATTTAGAGAAGAAATAGCTCAGTTAAAAGAAGAACTAGAGCTCACTCAAATGTGGCTAAACAAAGCAGAAAGGAAGTTAAAAAAATATGAAAACAATAATATTAGGCCCACCGGGAACGGGAAAAACAACAACGTTATTAAACTTAGTGGACGAGTTCATCCAACAGGGGATTAGACCTCGACAAATTGGGTACTTTTCGTTTACTAAAAAAGCAGCAACAGAGGCGGCTGACCGTGCTGCGGAGAAATTTGGACTAGATAAAGAAAACGATTTACCTTTTTTCAGGACTTTACATTCATACGCTTTTAATCAATTAGGTATGACTAAGGAAAAAATGATGAAGATAGAAGACTATAAAGAATTTGGGCAGAAATGTGGCATACCTATTAAGACGGCTAAGTACTCAGCGGAAGATGGTACATTTAATTCTGACAATGAATACCTTACAATTATAAACACAGCCGCAGTTAAGAGAATGGATCTACTAGAATACTATGACTCTAGAAAAAATATTATAGACATAGAACGAAACACATTATTTTTATTAGCAGAAGAATTACACAGATTTAAAAAAGAAAAAAACTTAAAAGATTTTAATGATCTGATTGAAGATTTTATTAAAAAAGAAACTCTTAATAAGTTTGAAGTATTATTTATAGATGAAGCACAGGACTTATCTTTACTACAATGGGAAATGGTTAGAAAGATTTGGTCAAAAGCAGAGAAAACTTACATAGCAGGTGATGATGACCAAGCTATATTTAAATGGGCCGGTGCAGATGTAGATCACTTCATAGCATTAAAAGAAGAAGTAAATGATATTAAAGTATTGGATCAATCTTATAGAATTCCGGGTGGACCTATACATGAATTGTCTCAAAATATTATAAACAAAGTACAAAATAGATTTGAAAAAAAATATAAACCTAGAGATGAAATAGGATTATTAAAAAGATATTCTGATATAACACAGGTAGATATGAGTGCTGGCAACTGGCTAGTGTTATCTTCTGCAAACTATTTTCTAGATGATGCCAAAGACTTATGTGAGATTCAAGGATGGTATTATCAATATAAAGGTATGAATTCCGTACCATTAAAACTATTGCTTGCATTAAATAACTGGGAGTCATGGCGTAAAGGTGAGTTTTTAAATCACTTAGAGATTAAAAACATCTATCAATATTTAGGATCTAATGTTTTAGTAGGGTTTCAGAAGGGTAAAACTTTGCATTCGGACGCGAAGTATACACTAAAGGAATGCCAAGAACAACATGGATTATTAAAATCTGACGTTTGGTTTAAATCATTTGAAGGTTTAGATCCAATGACGGAAACTTACATTCGTAACATGAGGGCGAATGGTGAGATGATAAATAAAAATCCTCGTATTAAAATGTCAACCATACACGCAGCAAAAGGAGGAGAAGCCGACAACGTTTTATTATTACAGGACCTAACAGGTGCCGCACTAGAAACTTTTAGTCATGACCCAGATGAATTACATAGATTATTTTATACTGGCGCGACGAGAGCGAAGCGTGAATTGCATTTACTAGATCCTAAAAACTTTGATCGAGCTTATATAATATGAAAAAACTATACAAAGAACTAAAGAAAAAAGGAGTTGTTAACGATAATGTTAAACTTGGTGAATTATCATCGTTGTTTAAACAAGTAGGAGGTAGTCATTATATGTACATGAAGATACAACCTGCTGAATTTATTAACAAAAATAAGTTGCTTTTTGCAGAAGGAAACGCTATTAAGTATATATGTAGGCACTCGACTAAGGGTGGCATACAAGATATAGATAAAGCAATACATTATCTAGAAATGGTGAAAGAGAGAGATTATAAATGAGAAGAACCCAAATGCCTTTGTTTGCACCCGAAACTGAATGGGTTGCACCAGAAGAATTAAAAGATTTATCAGGTTATAAAGAAGTTGCTATTGATTTAGAAACTTATGACCCTTATCTAATAACTCAGGGCTCAGGTAGTGTTGTCGGAAAAGGACACATTGCAGGCGTTGCGGTGGCCGTAGAGGGCTGGTCTGGCTATTATCCGATTGGACATGAGGGTGGTGGTAATATGGACAGAAAACTCGTATTACAATGGGTTCAAGATTTAGTTAATCAAGAGAAAACTACATTTATATTTCACAATGCTATGTATGATGTTTGCTGGTTAAGAGCGGCAGGTATTAAAATTAGAGGTAAGATAGTTGACACTATGATTGCGGCATCTTTAATTGATGAGAACAGAATGTCGTATGCATTAAATACTTTAGCTAAATTTTATGTTGGCCTAGGTAAAGATGAGAAAGTATTACAAGAAGCGGCTAAGAGTTATGATCTTAATCCTAAGGCAGATATGTGGAAGTTACCTGCAATGTATGTAGGAGAATATGCTGAACGTGATGCTGAAGCTACCTTAAAACTTTGGCAAAGATTAAGTATAGAACTACATAACCAAGAACTTATGGATGTATTTAATTTGGAAACTAAATTGTTTCCTTGTTTAGTTGATATGAGATTCAAAGGTGTAAGAGTTGACATTGAACATGCAGCTAATCTAAAGAAAAAATTAATAGTAAGAGAGAACAAAATTCTTAGTAAAATCAAAGAGTTAACAGGTATAGACGTAGAGATACATGCGGCTCGTAGTATAGCAAAAGCATTTGACAAATTAAAACTACCATATGATAGAACAGAAAAAAGTAATGAGCCTAGCTTTACTAAAAACTTTTTACAAAACCATCCACATGAATTAGCTAGATCTATTGCAGACGCAAGAGAGATTAACAAAGCACATACAACTTTTATAGATTCTATTACCAAGCATTCTTCTAACGGTAGAATCCATGCAGACATAAATCAAATACGATCAGACCAGGGAGGAACTGTTACAGGTAGATTCTCTATGAGTAATCCAAACTTACAGCAGATTCCAGCGAGGCATCCGGAGATTGGACCGATGATTAGATCTATATTTATTCCAGAAGAAAAAACAACATGGGGATCGTTTGATTACTCACAACAAGAACCTAGAATTTTAGTACACTATGCTAAGTTACAAAACTTAGATGGCGTTGATGAAATTGTTAATGCCTATAACGCAGGTGATGCAGATTTCCACCAGGTAGTAGCAGACATGGCAGGCATAGAACGTAAGCAAGCCAAAACTATTAACCTTGGACTTATGTATGGTATGGGTAAAAATAAATTAATGTCAGAACTAGGTTTACAAAAAGAATCAGCTGAAAAATTAATTAGACAGTATCATGCCAAGGCTCCGTTTGTTAAAAAATTAATGGACAATGTAACTCGTAAGGCAGAAAACAGAGGTAAGATTAGAACTTTAGGAGGTAGAGCGTGTCATTTTGATCTATGGCAACCTACTCAGTTTGGTATATTTAGACCATTACCTTTAGAACAAGCAAGAAAAGAATATGATGAGCCTTTAAAACGTGCATTTACTTACAAAGCATTAAACAAATTAATACAAGGATCGGCAGCAGACATGACAAAGAAAAGTATGGTAGCATTGTATGAAAATGGTATAGTACCGCACATACAAATTCATGATGAGGTTGATATCTCTGTTGAATCTGATGCACAGGCCGAACAAATAATTGAAATAATGGAGTCAGCTGTAGAATTAAAAGTACCAAATAAAGTTGACTACGAATCAGGTGCTAATTGGGGTGAAATTAAATAATGGCTTATCTTAATGCAAACATACCCACAACTTATGCACAAATACGAAGGGAGTATTTATATGACTGTAAAAAACATCACGGAGAAGTTCAAGACTGTATTATCTTTGGCATTACCAGTATGGGTGGCAGGGCAATACTATTCCATGCTCTTATGGAGAACGGCGCAATATTCTATCGCCTGCCTATTAGCGCATTTATTCAACGTGGCTACGAAGTCAAAGATGTACCAATCAGACGATTGGATGAATTGGAGCTTTGGAATTCTTTTAGCTATCATCCTGCTGTTACTAGTTGGGCTATTTTAAGCGCGGCTTCGGGAAAATATATTGGTAAAGATAAGAAGTGGCACCATGGTGCATATCTTTTTACTGTTGACTGGGCTCACCCAGATGCTAATATACTAGATACTGATCATTCAGAGATCCCACACGAACATAAGTGTGCACACATCATGGCTTTAGATGATGGAAATTATGCGGCTCAACCTAACAATAGATGTATATGGGACTTGCCTTCTTTTACTATTAAAAACGATATTCCAGATTGGAAAGTACAAAACAATGAATGGAATGTAGAGGACACTGGAGCGTGGAAGACTGAAGACACCGACAATTTCTTTTATGAAATCGAGGAAAAAAAATGAGGAATTTAAATTATGAACATTGCAGATCTATTCAAAAAGAATTTTGTCTTGATACCAGTTATAGCTTCTGTGTTGTTCGGGACCTTCACGGGCGTTAAGTACGTCGTTAATCTTACAGACACTATCAACGCAAACAAAAAAGCCATCACAAAAATATTAGCTGTTGAAGTAGTAGACCTTAGAAGAGACTTAGCAGTAGAACAAGAAAAAGTAGCAGATTTAAAAATAAGATTATCATCAGCTGAAGCAACGTGGCAGATGGCAGAGAATATGTATCGAGTGCTTTCCGACCAGGTACGGGAACACGACTATGATATTAAAGATTTAGGTAGGTAATCATATGGAAGGTCTCCGCATGGATTATAAATTTACAGCAATATTAATTTTAATGTTAACTATGTTAGCTTTTTTTGGTGGACCCTCACATAGTAGAAACGAATATCTACAAAATTCTGATGAAAGATGTGGAGATTTGGAAACAAGAGTTACTCAAAGTGTAAGTGAAAATCAACAATTACAAGCATTGGATCGTAATTTTAATAATGGTAGTCGTTATTTATCGCTTACTTACAGAAAATATTTAGGTGTAGATTGTAAGAGTGGCAAAGAAAATAGAATGCTTAAACAACAATTAGAATTAATGAAGATGTGTGGTCAAGTTAATAGTAATCCGAGCCTTGCACTAAATAAAAATTTTAATTTATTAACTAGTAAATGTAGAGGCGTTACTCCAACAAGTAGTAGAAGTAGACCAGAAAATTCTGGAAGTCTTTGGGATGAATTAAAAGATGAATACAAAAAAGAGAACCCAGACGTTAAGTTAATGGGAGATAAGTTCCTAAAACCCAGCAAAAAGAAGCTAAAAATACCTAAATACTTGACAGAGGACAACGAAATAGTATTACCACTTCCCAAACCCTCTAATGATTGATAAGTTCATATATAAATGCTGTGATATAGCGGATCGTTATATGTCTTGGGTAAATAAAATATTTGAGTCTAAGCCAAAAAAGAAAAAATGAAGATATCAGATAAAACTACAATAGGCATGCCACTCAAAAATATGGTTAGTATTATGGCAGCCGTGGCTGTGGGTGTCTACGGATATTTTGAGCTTACTGCTAGACTAACAAGCTTAGAGACTTCAAGACAATTATTTAATGCAGACTTACTTAAAAAAAGTGAACAATTACCGACCGATCAGGAACAGTTTATGTTGATAGAAGGTTTGTACAAAGCAACTGAAAAATTAGAAATAACTCAAGAACAAAATATGACCAACAAGGTTAATATACAATTCCTTAATAAGCAACTAGAAAAAGCAATAATTGATATAGAAAGATTAAAAGATAAAGTTAGAGCAAATGGTAATGGGGATCATTGATGACAGAGATTGTTGTAGCTCTTTTAATGATCGTCTCAGGAGAAATCAAGGAGCACAGAATACAAGATTCTATGTCTAAATGTTTAAAAGGTAAAAGAATTGCTATGCGAGGGGCTTCAAAAAATGTAGAATACCATTGCATAAAATCTAAAGCAGAAACAGAAATTTATATGGGTGAAAAATCTATAAAAAAGCTTATACTTAATTAATGAAAAAAAATTGTAAAAAATGCGAGAAAGAATTTGAAACTAAAAATGAATTTAATTTGTTTTGTAGTGACGAATGTAAACAGGAAGCACTAGCTGATCTTGACAAAGACAGTGATGAGTGTTTATCTTGTCAATAATGAAAAAGAAAAAACCCAAATTACAATTTAAAACAGAAATCGTTACAGGTACTTGTGGTTCATGTAATTTAAATACTTTATTAGTTGGAATAGATTCTACATTTTATAGATGTATAAGTTGTGGAGAAGATCTAGAACAAAAAATTAATGGTGTAATTAAATATTTAAAAGTTGATAAACACACAGACCTGGGAAGACATTCTGAAGATGTAAATGTAACAGATAATGGCTAAACAAAACTTTTCCCATTTTGTAAAAAGAGATCAGCCTAAAAAAAGAGGGCCTGGTCAACATAAAAAATCTCAATCAAAGCACGAAAAAAGACAAAAGAACCAACGTAGATATTTAGGTCAAGGTAAGTAATCTTGCTTACCGTGGATAAATCCACGGCAAACAAAAGGTGTGAGAAGAGATCCCCAGAATACACTAAAAATTATTTTCTTGCAACCCTTGTTTTATTAGTGTAACTTCCCATATATTAAGATATAAATAACTAAATGAAAGAAGAGAAAAATGGCTGATCCAGCAAAATTTAAGTCCGTATCGGTATCGATAGCGACTTATAAAATATTAAGATATCTTGGCGATGGTAAAATTACTGACGCTGATTTAACTGTGAGTAAAACAATAGAAAGTTTAGCAAAGAAAGAAAGTAAGAAACATGGCTATAAAAACGGAAAAGCATAAAACTATTTGTCCTCAATGTAAGGGCAATGGCTACGTAAGGGCTGTAATTGAAGAAGGTAGAGAAGAGATTATAGCTGATTGTAATAAGTGTGATAACCAAGGAGAGATAAATGACTGAACAAAACGACGAACATTTTGAAGTTATAAGTGAAAACAAAGCTAGAGAGTTCGAGAAGAAACAAACCTACAAACCATTACCTGATAGTTTATTTATTGAAGAAAGTTTAATAGATGGCCAAGGATTATTTGCTAGCATAGACATAGCGGAAAATACTGATCTAGGTATTTCTCACATAGAAGTAGAAAAAAATAAAATGGCACCACTAGAAATGATTAGAACTCCATTAGGTGGTTTTATTAATCATGAGAAAACTATAAAAGAACCTAACAACGAAGGTAAAGATATAGAAGTGTCTGGTCCTAATTGTAAAAGAATAAAAGGTCGTATGGATGGTTGTGTGATTGGTTATAGTTTGATTACTAGACGAGATATTAAGGCCGGTGAGGAGCTTACATTAGAATATAGTATGTATGTACCTGTCAAATGATTGAGAAAGAATTAACACGTTTAGCTTTGTATTGGCATAGTTTGTGGTTAAAAGAAAATGGTTATCCGGGTTGGAAAAAATGTATGGAGGATAGTCATGTCAAGTAAAGATGACCGAGGACCGCTGGATTTAGAGAGACGTATAGAAGAGCAAGACAAATATATTTCTGAAATTAAAAAAGACAATTTATTTATGGCAAAAGAAGTAGATCGTTTAAATGAGTATGTACAGGAAATGGAATTACTTGAAATATCTAGGAAACTATGAAAAAAGAAAAGTGGGATGGAAAGTCTAGACCCAGTACGAACAAGTATAGGGATAACTATGATTTAATTTTTGGTCAAAAAGAAATTAAAGAATTAGATGAGTCGTTAAAACAATCAATAAGAAACAAAAAAGAAAGGAAGAGAAATAATGATAAATAAAGAAGATATTTTAAAGAATATAAATCCTAAAGAAGGAGTAGATTTATCTACAGTTATACATACTCATAAAATTAAACCTAATCAATATTTTATGTTTAAAACAGGTGGACCACATTTTTTTAATAGATGTAAAAATAAAGATGTAGTAGACCCTAAATACTTAGATCTTTCTTGGCCTTTTATTTATAATGTTAAAGGTGTAAAAAATAAAATAATTACAGGGAGTATTTCTAAAGTTAAAGCTTCTCTTGGATATATTGGTTGTAGGCTTCAGCACGCTGATGAAATGAGAGAAACACAAGATTTTAGAACTCCGGGAAAAGAAAAGTTTAAAAAAGTTATTAAAGAATATGAATTTCTTATGCATAGATTGGTGGGATTAGCTTTTATACCTAATGATAATGTAGATAAAACAATAGTAGATCATGTAGATGGTGTTCGTTGTGATTATAAAATAGAAAATTTAAGATGGGCTACATATAAACAAAACTCTAGAGGATCTGCTGGACAAACACCGGATCCAGATGCAGTTTATGAAATAGTAAATCAAACACTTTGGTTTCATGGTAAAATGAATGATTATGTTGGAGGAAAACAATTATATAATAAAAACAAAGAAGAAGCGGTAAAACAATTAAGTTTTTTAGAAAAATTTGAAAAGGAGTTACAAAGTGAAACACAATAATTGCTTTGTCTATCCGAAGACAGTAAGAGAAGCCATCGAAGGTAAACGTCATTACGTAGCCGGTAAAGAAAAGTTACCAAGTGTGACGACTATTTTATCTGGCACACAAGATCCTAGTAAGACTGCTAGTTTGCAGGCTTGGCGCGAACGCGTCGGCGAATCCACTGCGTTGATGATAACTGAGGAAGCAGCATCACGTGGTACTGCTATGCATAAAATTCTTGAACGTTATGTAGATGAGTCTGGTTATTTAGATATGACTCAAGTTGGACAACAAGCCCATAACATGGCTATAAGAATAATAGAGCAAGGTCTATGTAATGTTACAGAATATTACGGAATCGAATGTACACTATTCTATCCCGGTCTATACGCAGGCCAGACTGATATGGTTGGAGTACACAAGGGCCAAGATGCTATCATCGACTTTAAGCAAACGAACAAACCGAAGCGCGAAGAGTGGATCGGGGATTACAAAATGCAGTTGGCGGCATATGCTATGGCACATGACTATATGCATAAGACACAAATAACTAAGGGTGTAATTATGATGTGTTCTAAAGATAATTACTATCAGGAGTTTGTAATAGAAGGCGAAGAGTTTAAAAAATGTAAACATAAATGGTTAGGAAAGGTGAGTGACTACTATGAACAAAGAACAAATAATGAACGATAGATTGAAGCAGTTGCATAATTTAAATAGAGCAATGCTAAACGCAAACAATGCAGAGATTAAAAAAATGTGGTTAGATAAATTCTATGCTGTAATTTTAAACTTTGCTGAATCGATAAAAAGTATGAAGGTTGTAGGACTAGATCCATACAACGAACATTTAAATAAAACAAGAGGAGACAAAAAATGAGTATGAGAGTAAGAGATCTACAGCAGTATTTAGGTAAGTTTACCAAGGATGAAAAAGGTACAGCAATATCCGAGTGTCATCTTTACATAGAGACTGCGAGTGGACATTTAGAAGAGATTAGAAAAATTGAGATACAAGAAAATAATATTATAGGTCACGATGAACCGACTAGAATGGTTTTAAAGACCGAAAGTATAGAGAGATTTAAATCTCTTACATTTAAACAGGGTTAAGTAGTTCCTCCGGGGATCTAGGGTGGAAGCGAGAGTGGAAGCCCTATAAAATTGAAAGGTAGTAATGGAATATTTTTATATAGCGTTGATATTAGCAGTAATTATAGTTTTAATATTTGGGGGCAGAGATGATTTGTAGTTTTACGCCAAAAATGGCTTTGTGCCACCATAAGAGAAATATTGAGGGCATTAGTTTTTTTTTCCATCGTAAATTAGTCGGTGGCACAGTGGCACAAGGGGTGTTTTTAGACTATTAGTGTTGGTATAAGCGAGTAATAGCTGTGCCATTGCTCTGTTTTATGGTGGCACACCGTGGCACACATTGTTCATTATACGCCATTTACATGTACATGGGGCAGAAAAATATTTTTGTTTTTAAAAAAAATAAAATTGCCTAAATATTTCTCTTATAGTAAAACAGATTATGCCAAAAAAGAGAATTAGAAATAAAAAGACTATCCCGCTTAATACTAAATCTCTGGGCAATGACATAGCCGCTTATCCATTTGTTGAGATTCATTGGATGGACATAGAAGGTGATGCAGGCTGGAGTGACACCAAGGACTTAAAAAAACAAGAGTTGCCTGTCTGTGTGTCTAAAGGGTACTTATTAAGTCAAAGTAAAGGCATTACTAGAATATTTACGGATTACATTTTAAATAAAGATAAACCTACCTTTGACACCATTGGTAATACCTGTATAATTCCAACCGCAGTGATAAAATCTATTAAAAAATTACATTAATGAAAAAGAATCCGACACTTGTTAAAAACATGCCTCATGTTAAAACTAACCTTATCCCACCACTTAAAGGACCTGATCCACAAGGGATCACAGCGCCTCTTGAACCTAAAAGATTTAAAACAATACTTACTGTTTCAAAACCAAAGACTTAATTTAGTTTTTTTATGTTTTTGGGTGTTGCAGATACCTCTGCTGGTATGTCTGTTGATGTACCTTCTATAATATCTTTGTGGTCTTTTAAGATATCTTTCATTCTCAACTCTATTTCTTCTTCTGATAAGTTATCTAAACTTCCAGTCATGATTAATTTTTGATCTACGTATAACCCACCTGCCTTACCACGTGCAACTTCAGCATTGATTGCCGCTGACCAAGCACCTTTTTTTGTGGCTTCATCTCTAAGTTTAGATAGTTCCTGTAAATGTCTTTCAAATGTAATTCCGTATTTCTCCTGCACCTCTGCTCTAAGTTCACCAATGTATCTAACAACTAAAGGTGACTTCTTTGCACTTCTTAATTCACTTGCCGCTTGTCTAGGTCTAGTTTTATATCCTGCTTCCATAGCACACTCGGCTGGTGACATACGTCCTTCATTATAAACTAGCAACTCTGCAAATTTAATCTGACGTTCTGTTAATTTAGCTGGTACACCCATAGGTTGACTTATAACGTAACTTGCCGTACAAGTCAAACAGATGAGAATAATTCTAATATTAGTATTTATAACGGTTTCTGGGTGTGCTAAAGATTTAGACTTCAATCCATATACCACAATAATCAAACAAATTTACAAGGCTTCGTACGATGAAAAAGGAAAGTGATCTCTGGAAATTATTAAAGAAAAACACACCTGAAATCAAGTGGACAAGGTTGGAATCATGGGCGTCTTTTGGAGTACCGGATGTGCTCGGTTATCATGATTCATGCGGATTCTTCTTAGTAGAATTAAAATTAGTAAAGAAATTAAAACAGAAAAAAATAAGCCTAAGTCCTCATCAAATCCTGTTTCACTCAACCATGACAAAGCGTAATTTCATCTTGGTCGGACTATCACAGGACGCCGGGCCTGTGTCCATAAAACTTTATGGAAGTTCATCGGTCCTCGGTCTGCTTGATGACTACCGCGAGGTCCCACCGCTGGCCGTCGATGACTGGGGCCACATCAATGCGCTTCTGCTCGCGAACCGCTCGTGACCTTCGGGCCCACCCTCCCTCTCCCCCCAGCTCGCTCGCTCGCTGCTCGCTCGCTCTCTTGCTTGCTCGCTAACTACTCTTAAATTAAAAAAAAACGGCGCACGCCAGCAGCTTGCGCTGCTGGCCATGGCCTTCTCTTCGGAGTGAAAAGTTTGTTTAGTGTTTACCATAACTAATATTTTTAATGTCTTTATTCCAGCAAGCTCGACAGTCTAAGCACTTGCCTCCCTGGCTGCCGGATGGGCATGTCTCGGATTTATCTGTAACAACCGTTGAAGTGTGCTCCCACGCTTTAGGCGCTGCGCCGTCAACCTTAGCTCCGGATAACCTGATGATCATGTTAGCTGGGACCGCTGCAGGATCTGGCAAGTATGGCCGCTCCTGTGTTGGCATCCAGTGCTGCGTGTCCGGCGTGAGTCTTGCGACTTCTAAAATTTTCGCCATGTGTTCGTGTGACTGTACATCGCCGGCGTCGTGCCATCTAAAAAACTTTTGCCTGATCACCTGTGCGACCATGGCCGCGATCCAGCGCTGGTCCTCTAATGATTTTAATCTTACATATTGCGCTGCCTTGATAGCTGGATAACGTGTATAGTTTCCCTTCAGGGCATAACAACCAAAACACGGTGAGGTTGGAACCTTCCTGAGCTTCGCGCCTGTTTGGCACTCCCACGCTGGCAGGCTATAACTTAAGCCTGGCATTTTTGACGTCCGGGTCATAGACCCGGTAATTGCTTTTGCTTCTTTTACTTTCATTTCTCACTCCTTGGTTAACTACTATATAATCCCATATTAATATATGTCAAGTACTAAATTTTTTTAATTAAGCTCGTGCCCTTCGGGCCCACCCTCCCCCCTGGGCTTGCTCGCTCGCTCGCTATCTATTTTTATTTATATTCATATCACCGGCGGCGCTCGATGATCAGTCGACTCAGCGCTGCCAGCGGCCATCCCACACCTCCCCTTGCGGATCAACGGTTGTCGTACAGAGGTCCAGCGCGAAGCTGACATGGACGCAGAGATTAGCATCATTAGGAGAACCTTCTTAGGCGGGTAGTACTTAACTAGTATTTAACTACTATCCGTAAAGCCAATTTACTCTCGACCTAAAATATAGGGTTTTGGTTATTACCCAGGTTCACCAAATAATCCGGATCAGTAGTAGGTACAACTGATTTGAAACCTACTAAAGCTCCAGCGAGTGATTGACAAAGTTAACGACCGGAAATCACTCCAACGAGGTCATAGTTTGATCAGAGGTAGTTTAACTTAACATGACAATACTAAAATCAATATAAGACTTTATGGGAATATGTCAAGCGCTTATTTTATTTTATTAAGCTCGTGGCCTTCGGGCCCACCCTCCCTATATAAAAAAATTCAACCTCAGGTTGTATCAACTATAAGTTGAATTTAGAATAATTCTAAACTAACCCAGCTTTTTATTTTCTTTTTTTATTTGACAATAATAACCATTAATGTATATTCCCATATTAACTTAACAAATAAATAGGAGTGAAAATGCCAGACAAAAAAAATAGAATAAGACTTAACCAAGAATACAGAAACAAGATAGCCAAGAGAATAGAACTTGGACTTGACCAAGAAAATACTATTGAGAAAGAAAAGTATTTACAGCTTAGAGAACAAATCAAACCCTTGCAAGATAAGGCATGGGATTTAATGTATAAGATAGGTAGAGAGAATTATCCACAAGCTGATGTAGATATGGCATGGCACTTGCAAAAAAAATATGACAATGTCAACACCATAGCACCTGACAGTTGTTTTCATGTTGCATATGAAACCATAAGAACTGAGGACAAACTTGATTACAATGGTAATGTCAAAGAGGCTAAAGGTCAACCAATGGAAGTTGAGGAACACTTTGATTTCAAAGTTGATGGTAGTGTTGAGAGTGGTAGCAATTCAAGATCAAGTGGTAATAAGTTTGCTTATGCTTATTTTAGAGATGAGTTAAAAGCACAACCAGATTGTAATCCTGACATCAATATAATGATGAAAGATAAGGACAGCAATAATCCATATCAAAGAAAAATAACTGAGGCTAATGATAAATACTTAGGCATTGGACATGACAGCAGTAGCAATCACACAAGCTATCAAGCTGAGTGGGACAAAGATTATTCTATGGACTTGATTGGTAGAGAATATTGTAGAGATAGACAGTTGATAACTACTGCTGAAAACTATGCTGAGTTATTATTTTGGAAAAACCAGAAAGCACAATTTGTAATTGCTCACGAACAATGGGTAGAGAGTATTCAAAACCAAATGAGTGAAATCAAATTAGGACTTAAAGGATATAAATATCTTGATGAGGCTTTGGAACTTGCTACTGAACTTGGTTTAACAATTCAAGATAGTGAGATCATAAGAACTGATAGCACAGGCTTAACAATCTTCAATCCTAAAAATCTTGCTGATAGAATTAAAAGCATGAAAAACAAAGTTAAGCAAACTAGAGAGGAAAAAATAGCCATAGCTAAACTACAACAATCACAAGCTATAAATTAATATAGGCTTGACTATGTATGGGGTTAGTATATAATCCCATACATAATAACAACTAACATAGGAGTGAGAACCGATGGAACTAAATAAAACTTTTAGAATAACTTATTATTCTAATAAAGATAAATGCCACATAACTAGAAACGCAAAATGGACAGACCTTAGTAGATACTTTACTAGCAAGGTTGGTGCTAGTCTGATGACATACTTTGATATGGATAAGCAAGGGTACAGAACTGCCAAAGGCAGTTGGACAGTGAGGTTTTAATGAAATATTGCCAAGGTACTAAGTGCCATACATACGACACCTCTGATAGAAAGAGAGGTGTCAAGGGTAGCAAAACAAACCAGACCAGAAAGAGAACTAGCTTTGAGTATGGTCATGGAGATTTTTGCACCTTACAATGTCAGAACGATTGGTTCAGAACTCATGGAAATAATGCTGTCACTCACTTTGGTAGAGTGACAAGCCCTATTATATTGACAGAGGATAATGCGTGGCAACGTCAATACAATTATAACTATTGGGAGAACAGAGATACTCAAGATCGAATGGTGGAACGCAACACTGTCACTGGTGCTGAACGACCATGCAGCCAAGATTAGATTTGACAAGTGTATGGGATAGTATATTATCCCATACATACTAACTTAACAAATGGAGTGAACACAATGCAAATAGAATACAAAGGAACTACTTACACAATACCGAAACCCTTTGATCAAGCCTTTATGGGTGACAATCCTATCAAGGAACTTAACATCATGAACCCTTACAGCAATGATAGTGCAACACTACCCGCGTTTGCTGTTGCAGTTTATGACACGATTAAAGGTGCTGAACTAACAGAAGATTACGACATAGTTAGACAGGGTATCAACTGGTTCCAAAAGAACTTCACTCAACAATATATGGTGCTGTTAGACTAGCACCAACGAGGGCTAAGCCTACGGCTTAGCCCTTACAATCCTACATCAATAGAGGTACCAACAACTTCTGGTTGTATGCTCGTGAACTACGGGCCCACCCTCCCTGTATAAATTAGGGGTCCCAGTATATTTCTCTTTAGGGTTGGATTTACAGATAGACGTGCTATAAAATCGTTATGAGAAAAAATAAGGTGTTAAAAAAATATTACAAAAAAATTTATGGATGAAGACAAAATAAACAGGCTTCCGCCTGACGTTAAGAAACAGTTTCTTAAGCTTGGCTTAAAATTATCTGAAAAAAAAAATAAGAAAAAAATACATGATGATTTTCTTACCTTTGTAAAACATGTTTGGCCTGAGTTTATTGAAGGTGCACATCATAAAAAAATTGCAGAAAAATTTAACGACATAGCAAATAAAAAAATTAAAAGATTAATTATAAATATGCCACCTAGACATACTAAGTCTGAGTTTGCATCTTTCTTACTTCCTGCCTGGATGGTAGGTCGTAAACCTGATTTAAAAATTATTCAATCGACTCACACAACAGAACTCGCGATCCGCTTTGGTCGAAAAGCTAAGACCTTAATGGATTCCCCTGAATACAAACAAGTCTTTGAGACTAGACTAAGAGAAGACTCGCAAGCCGCGGGCAAATGGGAAACTGAGCAAGGTGGTGAATATTATGCAGCTGGTGTTGGCTCTGCCATAACGGGACGTGGAGCGGACTTACTTATTATCGATGATCCTCACTCTGAGCAAGATGCTTTGAATATGACATCAATGGAACGTGCTTATGAATGGTACACATCAGGACCCCGACAAAGACTACAGCCGGGCGGAACGATTGTTGTGGTTATGACTAGATGGAATATGAAAGATCTAACTGGAATGTTACTTAAGAATCAAAAAGGATTAAAAACTGACCAATGGGAACTGATAGAATTTCCAGCCATACTACCATCGGGTAAATCTGTTTGGCCTGAGTATTGGGAAATAGGAGAATTAGAAACTGTTAAAGCATCGTTGAGCGTGGGTAAGTGGAACGCCCAATGGATGCAAAACCCAACGTCTGAAGAAGGCTCATTAATTAAAAGAGAATGGTGGCGAAAATGGGATAGGGACTATATTCCAAAATTACAACATGTCATACAATCTTATGATACAGCTTTCTTAAAAAAAGAAACTGCCGATTACTCTGCTATTACAACGTGGGGTGTATTTCAAGAATCTATAGATTCTGCTCCAAACCTAATGTTACTGGATGCAGTAAAAGAAAGATTAGAGTTTCCAGAACTACGTAAGAAGGCTAAAGAACAGTATGACTATTGGAAACCAGAAACGGTAATCATCGAGGCTAAAGCATCTGGATTACCTTTAACTTATGAGTTGCGTAAAATGGGCATACCTGTTATAAACTTTACTCCTAGCAAAGGTAACGATAAACATGCTAGAGTTAACGCTGTGTCACCTCTCTTTGAGAGTGGACAAATTTGGGCGCCGGACGAAAAGTTCGCAGAAGAAGTTATAGAAGAGTGTGCATCATTTCCTTATGGCGATCATGATGATTTGGTGGATAGTATGACACAAGCGGTAATGAGATTCCGTCAAGGCGGATTCGTTGGTCATCC